CGTCCAGCGGCACCCTGCTGGCAGGCTGCTGGAAACTTCGGACCCGCCCCCCTCGCTGCGGCGCAGGCTTGGCGGGCTGCTGGACGGCAGGAGGATTTTGCCCCGGATTGAACGCCGGGTATTTGGCAATGCTGGTCATTCCCTACTTCCTCATCAGGGACTGGCCGAGGGGTGAGGACTGAGGCTTCTGCTGGGCCGAGTAGTACATGGGCGGCTTCTGCGGGGCCTGAGTGGCCTGGGGAGCGAACGGGCTTGGCTGCGACGGCCGGTTAGGAGCAGGGCCATAGTTGGGCATCTGGGTCTGCGGCTGACCGCCAAACCCACCCATGGTCCCAAGAAAGCCCCTCCACATGTCGTTGTCGGCAGCGGACATTGCCTTGAGGGTTTCCAGTTTCTGCCGCCCAAGTTCGTACTGGTTCTTCATGGCATCCCGTTGGATGTCCAGCCCGTACCGGCCCAGTGCGTTTTCGTTGCTCTGCTGTGCTGCGCGCTGGAGGGCTTCGGCGTAGGCCCGGGTGCCCGGGGTGCCGGCGTTGTTGTCGTTCGCCTGCTGCTGGGTGAACTGCTGCTGAAATGCGCTCTCCCGCTCCCGGCGGGCCTGCTCCTGGGCAATGATTTGCTGCTGGAATGCGTCCCAATCCATGGCTAACTCCTTGTGATCTATCCCTGAGCCGAGTACGGGAATGACTGGCTGGTCGAGCGGGAGGACTGCGATAGTCTCGTCTGCGGGATTACCTCAAACCCATTGGGGTCAGTCCCGTAGGCGGACAGGTACTTCTGCAAGTCCCTGATCCGGCTGGTGGAGGCCAGAAGCGAGGGTATGTCGCCGCCGTAGAGGGCCGATTGGCCCTGGGCCTGGAGCGCTGAACGCTCCTGGGCTGCCTTGTAGGCAGCGTCCTGGCCAGACGAGTGGTCGAACGACTGAGAAAATGAGGTTTGCAGCGCCATGGCGGTCTCCTGTGGTATTTATGTCCGGCCGGCAGCCGCAGCGGGCATCAGGCAAAACCCTTGGCTCGGGCCCTTTTAATAGCCTTACCGACAAGGGCCTTGCCCAAGGCTTCTATATATGGAAGGCCCCTTCTGGCTGCTTCTTCCTTGAGCCACTTAGATATGGTCTCTATGTTCTGCTCGCACCAACCGCATCCCAGCCGGTCCATGCGAGCCGCCCTGGCGGTGCATTTGCACCCGCTTTTGGGCTTGATGCGCAGGGGCCACCCGCCAATCAGGGCCTTGAGTTCCGTCCCTGGTCCGCCGGGGATGGCCGCCATGTCGAACCCGCGCCACATCAGGGCCATGGGGCCGCAGTGCGTTTTGAGGTGCGGGAAAAGATTGCAGTCGTCCACCGGCCTATAAGACTCGCGGGGCAGTGTCATAAAAAGGTGGTGCATGAAGGCGGCGTAAGGCACGCTTTTCTGCGAGTACGACTCGATGTATTGGTCCACCCTGTCCCAGTATGCCCAGTCCTTGGGGCAGTACAGGACATCTCCTGGCATGAAGTGGCTGTGGCAATAGGTCGGGATGGTCAGCGTGTCCCAGCCGCGCACGATCCAAGACGCCGGAGCCAGCAGGCGTATGTCGAAGTCGAGGTAGAACCCGCCGTGCTTGCGGAGCGCTGCGAGCCGCAGGAGGTCAGATTTCATCTGCACTGCGTAGGCGTAATGGTCGTAGGAGGGCCGCCACGAATCGGGCAGTTCGCTGTCGTCGGTGTGCAGCATGACTTCGCAATCCGGGTTCTCCTGCCGGACGCGATCCACTGCGGCGGTGTCGATTCCGTCGCCAAGCCAGATGAGATGGATAAGTGTCATGGGTTAAAAGTCAGGTCAATCTCGCACGACTGGCCAAGGCCGTTGGAGATGGTGACCCCCTGGACCGAGCCAGTAATCTTGCCGGACCTAACGCACAGGCTGGCTGTGGTGGTGCCGGAGAATATCTGGGCTGACTCTTCGCCAAACGACTTGTACACGCTGACATTTATATTCCAGACGCCCTCCCCGGAGCATGAGGCTGTTATGTAAATGTAGGCCGGTATGGTGTTGCCGAACGGGCCCTGCGCGTAGCACCCAGGTATCTCGCCCTCCCAGGAACCCTGGCAGGTGCCCGAGAAAAATCCGCCTTGTTGGGTCTCGCCAGAAACAGACGGGCACTCGCAAGTCTCAGGCGATGGGTCGGGGCAAATTGCTCCGGGGCAATTAACGGACGAGTACGAGACCGAAGGCTGAGTCCCAAGAGCCTGGTCGCAGTCGCACTCGCATTGGCAGCAGTTGTTGATGACCACGGGGCTTGCGTCTTGAGGACCAAACACCCACGCCTCTTTCCGCAGGAAGGTGATCTTCTCTGGGTCAGAGGTGTCTACGCCTGACACATAACTGATCTTCTGGAGCCCGGCAGACTCAATCGAAAAGATCGTCTGGAAGGGACGCTCTGCGATGTTGATGCGGATGAACTCAGGGGAGTTTCCGCCCGGCTTGTCCACGAACTCAACGCTGTTGACCCTGCCTTTGCGGTTGAACTGCGTCGGGAATACCGCATGCCTGCGCTGGTCGTTGTTCTCAAGGCCGATGCGTCGGTTGGGGAGGTCGATGTTGATGTACTCACCGCCGAACCAGAGCCCATTAAATGCGTTGGGGCCCCATGGCTGGCCCGGAAATCGCGGCTCCTCGCCTGGCCCAAACGGCGCTTCTGGTTCAACCGGGAGATGGTCGGGCGGGAAGTGGCCGCCTGGCTTGTTGTCCTTGCCCGGGACCTTGCGCGGGTCCGGGTCCTTTTTGGGGTTCTTTGGCGGATCGCCCGGCCGAGGAGGGAGCGGCAGGGGGTCGGGGGTGGACGGCGGCTTAGGGAAAAATTCCGGTGCCGGGAACAGCGTGCCGGGATACTTGAAGGTCGCGTCCGCAGGTCCGATTAGCCGCATGTCGCTGCGGGTGTAGTCAATCTGGACCGGGCCGTTGTGCGTTAGCGGCTGTCGGCATTGGCCTAAGAGATTGCCGACCGCACTTGCCTGGGCCGGCGACATGCCTGACTGCCACAGGTTGTTGAGTAGCGGAGGGGCCTGCCTTGTGAACATGACTAGCCCTGCTCGTTGACGCCGAACACATCGAGCGAATGAATGACGACCTTGTTGCCGGTGTCTTGCTGGCCGGACAGGGCTATTGCCACATGACGGTCATTGCCTGTCATGTCGTCCAGCACGTTGCCTGCGAACAAGGCCCTGGCCACGCCGCTGGCTTCCGCCTCTTGGCTTGGCGTTGCCTGCATGTTCAGCACGGCAGCAGGAACGGTGTCTGAGTGAACGAAGCCGGTGCCTCGATCACGGCGCGCCACGTTGCTTCTTGGGTATGCCGCGTTGTTGTAGTAGGTCTTGAGGTTTAAGAGCGTCTCGCTGGGGGTTGGCTTGTAGACAACCGAGCAGTGCCGCGTCTGGGTCTCGCCTCCGCGCTTGTCAGTGGAGTCGGTGACAAACTCCATGGCACCGCTCCTGAACGACCAATACACGGGCTCCCCTTCGCCCGTTATGACCGTGTAGGTTGCTGCGGCTGTTGTTCCGCCGGTCGGCGCTGAGCCAATGGTCAGGGCTCCGGCGCTGTACCCCGTCCCGGGCGTCTTGACCACAATTCCGGTGATCCTGCCGTCCGAATCCAGCCCGCACTCAAACGTCGCCCCGTGGCCACCGGATGCAGTGATCTCGGGCGGCTTCCTGTACCCGCGTCCGGGGTTAGTGATCGTGATTGTATGAATGGAGCCTGCTGCGATGTCAGTCTCGCCCACACCCAGGGTTACGAAGGTGCCCGTGCTTGTGCCATACACCAGGGCCATGGCGTTCCGGTCGTCGCCTAGTCTGACTTCGGTAGCGCAGGTCAGTTCGTTCGGGTACCGTTCCTCCCACCAAGTCTTGAAGTCGAACGAGTAAACGTACATCCGGCTCGGGAACGTCTCCGACCCGTCCTCTTTGAGGGCCACGCACACTCGCAGCAGGGCGTTTCTCTTGTCCACGCGAACAGTGAACCACTTGGACAGGGAGTAGTCGATCTTCTCCTGCCAGATGTCGTACAGGCCCAGCGTTAGGCTCTCGACATTCCCCTGAGGGTCCATGGAGTACACGCCCTGGTCATCCATGGCATAGATGCGGCCGTCGAAGATGTCCCAGCATCGCTGGTTCAGCACGCCACGATAGGCAAGAAGGAACACAGAGGCGTCGATGAGCGGCTGGGCTACATAGGTGAGCCGATGGCAGTGCCGTGACTGGGCTACGATCAGGGCACCTGCATACGGGATAAGTGCCGTGATGTAGTCCGAGGCCCTGAGGTTGGACTGGAGCAGCAGTTCGTTCACATCCGGCATGGACTCCGGCTCATCGACTTCGCTGTACCGGATGGTGTTGGCGTTTTCGGTGCCCGTGTCGCCGGCCAGCCACAGCCGATCCTGAAACATGACCGCCACTGAGTAGTTGTCGGGCGGGACGCCGAACCTGTTGGCGTTCAACTCCCCATTGGGCAGGAGAACGGGCATCGCCTGGAATCCCTCGCGGCCCGGGTCCATGACCTCCCAGTCCGTCAGGTCATCAGTGGTGGACCCAAAGGCATCTTCGCCACTCAGTTTGGCCACCCGAAACAGGGTTGTCGCCTGATTGGATGTCGTGCGCCACAGTTCAATGTGGAACCCTAGCGGCGAAGCATCGAGGTCGCTCCAATCAATCTGCTTAGCGCCTTCTCCGCAGTCCACCTCTGCGACCGGCGACAGGTTTGAGAAAAGCGGGCCGCCCTCGCTCTCTGGGATGTCGTCGTTGACGTAGCGGTAATAGCATTGGTACTTGCCCCGCAGGTGAGCCCGGTAGACAGGAAACGCCTCTGCTAGAACTGACTGCTGCGCCTCGATGCCAACGGTCGGGGCCGATGTGTAGCCGTACCCGTTGCTGATGAGCGTGATCTCAACGACCTTCCCCTCCTCGATCCTGGCTTCGGCAGACGCCCCGCTGCCGCCGCCGCCCAAGAAGTACACCCTCGGCGGGGCGGTGTATCGCGTGCCCTCGTGGGTGACGGTCACATTGATGACAGCGCCCAGGCCAATCGTGCAGGTTGCGGTGGCGTTCGTGCCCGCAGCAGGCGCACTGAGAGTTACGTCAGGGAATGCTGTAGGTACTGGGTACCCCTTCCCGTAGTTGGTCATCTCGATTGCCGACACGCCGCCCTCTCTGAGGCGCGTGATCGCAGACGCATTGTGACCCCCTGCCCCGGGAGTGTTCGAAATGGAAACGGTCGGCGGCGTGTCGTAGTTGCTGCCGTTATTGGTTATGTCGATTCGCGCAATGTAGTAGGCGGTGCCAGAAGGCTCGACGGTTGGCTTGCCGGCAGGGTTGTTCGCCGGGTCGGGGCTCGGAGGGTCCACGCCTACTTCGCGCCAGGCATCGAGCGATGGGCTGTAGGCTCGACCTCGGTAGCCGTGGCCGCCAAAGACGTACACCTGCCCGTTGCGGCCCTGGGCGAAAGAGACTGGATAGTCCGGGTCGAAGTCTGGCATGAGGTCACCCTGGGACGGCTATCTTGATGACATTCCCGGTGTCCAAGTAGGCAAAGATCGAGTCCGGCGAGTCGGGGCCAGTGCTGTAGCCCCACAACTCAAGCAGGCCAGCGGCGGCGGGGTCGGGCAGATGCTCGTCGGACATGCCGTTACGCACGGTCAGTTGCCCCGGGACCCTGCTCTGGGCGTTGATCTGCTCGACGGCACCACCGGCAGGCAGGATGTAGGGGCTGGCGGCGGTGACGAGGCCAGACCATTTGTTTATGCGGATCATGGTCCGGGCACCCCCTGGTCAGTCCCTGGGCGTAGATACCAGAACGAGAAGAAGCCGCCGGTAGCGCCACGGCGGCCGGAGATGGGAGCCAGCGTGTCAGCCTCGTAGGCCATACGAAGGTCGCGGCCGTAGACGCCGGTAGCGCCCTCGATGTTCTTGCCCAGCAGCCGGGCCACCCACACTTCGGCACCACTAAGAAGGGCCGTGTACATGCTTGGCGAGATGTCCAAGATGTCAGTGATGAGGTACTTGCTTCCGGCGTTGGCTGCCGACACCTCGGGGGAGTGCGCGAACAGGGCGGTCGCACTCGGCACGCTCGTAATCATGGCCTCCATCACATAGGGGTGCATGCCGGCGAGCCCCTCGGGGTGGTAGGCGGCATCGCCAGAAACTCGCAAGACAGAACCAATCATCTTGCTGGTGAAGGCAGTGCCGGTTCCGGTGACACTAAAGTAGTTGCCGTAGGGAGTAGTCGGAGGCGCAGCGATGGTCACCGTGGGCGAACTTGCGTAGCCCGACCCGCCAGCCGTGACCGTGATCGAGGTGACGACTCCGTTTGTCAGCACTGCCGTGGCCGTGGCCCCGGTGCCGCCGCCACCAGAGATAGTGACGACAGGGGCGGCAGGGTAACCGCCGCCACCTCCAGAAACAGCGATGGCCGTCACGGCGTTTGCAACCAGCGTGACAGCACCAGCCGTGGCAGCAGACGAATTTGTGGTCACGGTCCCGATGCGGCTCGACGGCTCCCACCCGGTCAGCCGCAGGTCCCGAGGGCGGCGGCGATAGGTGAGCGTGAGCGTCTCGTTGTAGCGGTATCCGTTGTAAATCTTGAGTTCGTAGTAACCCTCCTTGAGCGCGGAGGGAAGGATGGTCCAGGCCAGCCTCACCAACTGCTGGTAGGGGCTGTTCTTGATCCGAATCCAGTCGGTCTGGTTGACGTACTCGGCCGCGATCCGCAACTGGGGCAGGTACACGGAGTCAACGCTGCTTACGCCCCACGGGAGTAGGTAGGTCGTCTCCAGTTCGGTGGACGAAAGCGTGATGAGTTCCGAGGTCTGGTGCCATTTCCAGTCTCTGACCGACACCAAGTCCCGGTAGGCATGGAACAGCCCCTGGCGCAGGACGCGGTGTTCCCGGTCCTGGGCACCGCCTCCGGTGCTGGACATGAGGTACTCGATGGCGTCGTAAGCCGTGTACATCAGGGCCTCTTTGGTCGCGGGGGCCTCGGTGCCGGAACGTCATCGCTGGGCGTCAGGCCTGCGTACCACTCCGCGAAATGCTGTAGGTATCCGCCCACTACGGCCTCGCTCAGTGCGGCGTCATTTGCCAGCCAGCCGCCCTGCGATCCGCGAATGACATTGACGCGCACCTCTGGAGACACCGCATTGAGCGCCTCAAGACCGCCGCGTTGCGATTCTGTGACTGCGAGCCAACCCATCACGCAGACCTCCCGATAGCCTGCTGGAAAGCCAGCATGATGTCGTACCACTGATCTCTCATGCCGCTTGTACTCATGCCCAGTCCGTATGAGTACCCGCCAACCTGATGGCCCGAGCCGCTTGGCAGGCTGTAGATGTCGCACGCCTCGTCCGTGTAGGCGTATCCCAGGACAAGCAGCGAAACCACAGTGGCTGCGGACGACCAAGCGAGTCCACCGACGTTGTTGGAGGTGATTGTTTGGTCAATGCCGTTTCGCGTGTAGAAAGGCGAGCCAGATGACCGCACGGCCAGGTGCAGGCCAGCACCCTGGGAAGCGGCAGAAAAGTCGTAATCGCCGCCGTTAGGCACAGACTGCATGTAGCCCGAGGTGCCTGCTGACAGATAGAGCCCATCGCCGCCGTCGCCGGCGCACGCCCAGTAGTCGAGACCGCCCATCTCTGCGGTAGAGCCTGTGTCCACAGTCTTCAGCCACATCGACACATGCACCTCGTCATAGTTGGCCCCGGCAGCCAGCATGTTTGATATGGGCATTCCTGTGTCTAGGTAACTGGAAGAGTCTGTAACAAAGCCTGTGGTCTGCGTGTATCCAATGCCGGTCACGAATGGCCCGATGTTTCCGTCCACGGCGTCACCGTACTGCGTGCCAGTTGGCGAAGGTCCGCGATACAAAGGGACTACGGCCGCCTGCACGTTGTTGCCGCAACAAAGGTTCAGGCGTATAAACCTGTCCCGCAGCGAATTGTCGTCAACGGCTTGGCACAGGTCGCTGACGGCCTGCATGGTTGTGGGGGAAACTGTCCCGCCATTCGCCAGCGCAGCCGCCTTCCACGCCAGCGCCTCCGGGTGGTAGGACGGGCCGGATGCTATCGGCCGCATCAGCCTTGGGGACATCGCCACGAGCGGCCTCCTTAGGCGACCTTCTCGGCCTTGAGGAAGGAGCCGGCCTTAACCTCCACGGCAGTTGTGCTGACTCCACCCTGCCTGAACTGGAACTTTACGGTCCCCGCAGTTGCGCCGGTCTTGACGACAAAAGACTGCGGAACGGCGCAGGCGCCAGAGTAGTCCGAGATGTTGTAGTCGTCGCCAATAATGCCCCCGTTCGTCCAGGCCGGCGTTTCGGTGCCCTGCCAGTTGTCCGAAAAAACGTATGCCCAGAGGCCGTAAAGGGTTGATGCGTCCGGGGCCACTACTTTCCCGTATATTTGCACGCTATTGCTTACCCCGACGACTATCAGGTTCATGGACACCGCGTAGGTGCTGTTGGCTTCTGCCATGAAGAACAGCGTGTCGTCGTCGGTGAGAGTCGTGCTGCTTGCCAGCGTCTGGTCGGCTAACTTCAACTTGAAGATTGGGCCAACGGGCTTATATGGAGTATCAGACCACTTCAGCCCGACGCCAATCTTCTCGCGGCCAGTGTCCGACTCTGCGCCAAGATCACCCCGGGCCAGGAAGGGGTTCTGAGTGCCCCATTCGGCGGCGGTCCTCTGGATAACAAGCGGCGATACGATACGGTCCATGTTTGCTCCTTAGCCCTTAACGGACAGGCGGATGGTGGCGGTTCCGGCATCGGTAACGCCCACGACGAACGGGGCTGCGAACAGTGCGTCAGGCAGGGCGTAGGCCCGTCCGGCAGAGATGTCGGTCGAGGCTGCGGCTCCATCGACGTACAGCGGGATCGCGGTCTCGGAGGTAGTGAACGCCGTGTACCAGTTGATCTTGGTGGCGCCACTGGCCACGGCATCCACGATCAGCAGGCCGCCAGATGCCGGCCCGAATGGGATGTCGGGGCTGGTCGATGCGCTGTTAGTGAGCGTGAAGGAACCCGTAACTGAGTTGAACCGTTCAATCTTGCCTGCCATGTCTGTCTCCTACGTCTATAGCCTTTATGTCCGGGGGCCAGCCCGGCGGGTCACTTCTTCTTCCACCGGGGCGTGTGCTTCTCTTTGACCTTGGCCACGGCGTCCTTGAACGGCAGGCCGGGGTCCTTGGCCATTTCCTTGCGGGCCAGTTCGCGGGCGACCTTGGGATTCAGGTCAACATGCTTACGGCCTTCAGGTGCAGCCTCTATGTTCACAATGCCTTGCACGTTTAGGTTCCGGTCCTTAGCAACGCGCTTTACGTCGTCTATGGAGTCCACCCAGGCCCTGGGGTCCATGTGCCCCCGCTTGTCGGCAATGCCCGAGAGGTAGAACTTGCCCGTGGGGTTAATCCCGGCGGCGCGGGCCTCTTTGACCATCCAGTTGGCCTGCCGCTTGGGGAGCCCGTCCATCCAGTTGCCGTCCAGCCGCCCCTCCATGAAGGCCCTGTCCGAGCCTTTGGTGCCCGGGGCCTGCATGAGGGCACACATCTCGGCAAACCTGGGGGCCTGCCCGTCCGCAATCATCTTGCGGTAGTGGGCCTGCACATCCGAGCCGGCGTTCGCAATGTCGTAGGGGAGTTCAGTCATCGTCGTGGTAGTCGAATAGGTGGCTAAAGGCTTCGATCATTGGGGCTGCAACTCAGGCGGTACCTGCGGTGGAGGGCCTGGTGGAGGACCCGGCGGCGGGCCTTGGTCAGGTGGAGGGCCCCCGCCGCCGGCCGGACCCGGAGGCTGCGGCTCGCCAGGAGGAGTGGCGGGCGCGCCCGGTGGCGGTGGCGGCGGCGGCGGGGGCGGTGGAGGGATGAGGTACTTGGTGGGATCGATGTCGAGGGACTTGGCCCAGTCGGTGATGAGGGCATTGAAAGGATCGACCATGCCCTGCTGGACGAGCCCCTGGAGAACAGGCCCCAGCGTCTGGAGGGCCATCTGCATCTGCTCGACTCTGCTCGCTTTGTTCGGCTTTCTTGCACTGCCAGCCTCGATTCGGTAGTCGAACTCACGGGCGATCTGGTTCAGTTGCATCGACTGCACGCTCTGCTGCCACACGGCGGCACCGAGCGGGCCGATCACATGGGCAACGTCCTCGCCGCCCAGCAGCCACCTTGCCGCAATGGCTTCCTTCCTTGCCACCATGCTCATGGCGTCTTCAAGGACATTGGCCATATCGTCAGGCCTAACGCTAATCTGCTCAGACTTGACCTGTGCCTCAGCAGCACTCCTGAACTGATTGCGTGTCATCCCATATACGAGTTCTGTCAGTCCGACTCGCTTGTCGAACTGCTCGCTCACAGCGCTCAAAACATTCCAGATTTCCTGGGACACAGGCGGCATCTGGAACACGGACACGATGTCATTGACCGACCGCCCGAGGGTCTCGCTCAACTCGATTAGCGAGAACCCGGACTCCTCATGCTTGAGAATCTGGTCCTTGATGTCGTCGCCTGCGGCCTTGGCCACGCCCACCATGGTCTTGCACGACACCATGATGCGGGTCGCCAAGAACGACATTGCCCAATTCAAGAATTTCAATTCCGGCATGCCGGGCTTCAAATGGCTGATGGGCCATGAGTAGCCGGGCTTGCGGTGGAACTGGAGGAACGTGCAGGGCCAGCCGGAGATGTCGGCGTAGAACGGGATCGGCCAGCGGGTGCGTGTGAACAGTGAGTTGGGCAGGCCTGATTCGTCCGGCTCCTCAAGGGCTATTTCCTTGGGGACGTTCAAGGGGAAGTCGATTCCCTCGGCCACGACGATGTAGCAGTTCTCGCCCAAGGCATCGAACATCGTGGCGTATTCTTTGGGCGCACCCTTGAGCGTGTGACCAAAGCCCGTCTTGGAGTAAATCTTCCAGTAGACGATCAGGTCGTTTGTTTTGCCGTTGCGCTTCTTGGTCTTGTAGTCGCGGTTGTCTTCCTCAGTGCGGGAGACGTAACTCTCGATGTGGCCCTTGAGGTCTTCCTTGTTCAGGCCGTACTTGCGGGCCACCTCGTCAATCGGGTGGATGCAGCGGCGGGCCACCCACAGCAGGTCTTCCTGCTCATCGGCATCGGGGTCGAACAGCAGGTTGTCGCATGAGTCAGCGAACGACCCGACAACGCCGAAGGGCTGGCCGTCATCGCCTGGGAGTTCCACCAACTCCGTCCACCACACTCCCATGCCCTTGATGATCGCCTCATCCACGACCCGGCGGGAATGCTCTTTGAGGTTGAGTTCGTTTGGGGTGTAGTTCAGGTAGGACTCGATCAGGCCAGCGACAGTCTTCTTCTGTTCCTCCATCAGCCCGACCTGCTGGGAGGCCTGGACGAACTGCTCGATCCTGGGGTCGGGCATGGGCTGCCCGGTCATGGGGTCCATCGGCGGCGGCTGATTCGGGTCGATGCCGAGGGCCGTGGGCGGGATGGTCGGGTACTGCCGAGGGGCAACTGTCCGCACCGGGTTGCGGGAGTAGATGACCGAGCCGAAGAGTTTGACCGCCTCAAACACCCGGTTCGTAGACATACGAAACGACGGGGGCTGAATCTTGGAGAACGCGGCATCTGGTCGTGCCTTGTCCTTCCAGAACCAGTCACCGCTGCCGTCAAAGAAGTTCATGGCCTCCTTGGCGTCCTCGCTGAAGGGCCGCTTGTGCTTCTCGGCCTGCTTCAACTTGGACAGCCAGGAGGTGGAGACTGCCTTGAGGGCGTCCTGCATCCGCTGCTGCCCGATCTGCTCGACCGGGAGTTCGGGCAGGCTTCCGTCGCCCATGGACGGCACGTTCTGGTCTAGGTTTTCGCCTTCGTTCATTGGGGTCAGCACTTCCAGGCACGAAGGGATTTGTTAATGCGACTGTCCGGGTCGTTGGCCGTAGCCTTACTGGTCAACTTCTTCTTCATGCCTTTCATCCGGGCACAGAACGAGTCGCGCCTTGACCCGCCCTCTGGCTGCGGAGGCTTGAGGTTCGCCCCGTGTTCGCGGTTGTAGGAAGCCCGACCGCGCTCGTTCAGCCCGCCGTTCGGGTTCTGGCCCTCCTTGCGGGTCCAGGCCTTCAGGCGGCGAATGCGGTCGCTCATCTCTAAACCTCGACGGGCTTCTTCTTGGCGGCCTCGATCTTCTGCTTGGTCAGCAGGGTCTGGAGTTCCTTGAGGGCCTTGGTGTTGGGGTGCAGGGCAAAACCGCCCCACTTGCTCCAAGCCGCCGCCGTCTCGGACTCCTTCCAGAACGGGTCGTCAACGTGCCTGACCGATGGCTTCTCCACGAAGCCAGCATCCTCGGCCCACACAAGGATATTTATGGCCTGGGAACCGGGCTTTCGTGACACCCAGCCCATCACGGCGTCCTGGGGATTGAACGGGTTGCTGTACCACAGCACCATGTCCCCAACGCCCAATTCGGGCATTTCAAACTGCATGATTTCCTCCTTGTAGATACCGTCCGTAGAGCCACCACCCACGGTTTAAGGCACTTTTTCGCGCCCGGCAAACTGTGAATCAGGCGACCCAGGTCTCGGTGTAGGAGTTAGGGGCGAGGTAGACCACGCCGCTGGACTTGGCCTTTTCGCGGTTTTCCTTCCACTTCACCCACCAGGGAAGGTCAACCCTTACTTCAGGCTTATGGTACTTAGGCTCGTAAGCACATAAGTACCTTAGGCAATCAACTAAGTGAAACTCACCACGCTTATTGGGTTGGTCTGTGACAATAGTTGTGCCTGCTACATTGGTCACTTGCTTCTTGTATCGCTTCATCTCTCGTTCTAGGTTCGGCAGGTAACCCTTGAGAACCCTGAGTTTGGCACTCCCCTCGGGGCGGATGTGCAGGGCGTTGCGGACAGCCTGGAGCCCGGCCTGAACGTCGTCGGCACCGGGGATGAACGAGGAGCCGGTCACCCGTGATCTGATGCCGTGGGAGGCCAACTGCTCGGAATACTGGTCCTGTGGGCTTTTGCCTGAACCAATATCGGTCAGCCGGCCGCCGTGGGCGTCGATCAGGAACGCGTAGAACTGCTGGT